ATGTATTTTGACCGCGACAGTTACCAGAAAAGCGTCCGGCGGGCGCGTGAGGAACGCTGGAGGGTCAGAGGCCGGGCGCGGGTAGTGCATCCGAAGTACGGAGCCGTGGTAGTGCCGCACTGGTCGAACTACTCCGCACTGCTGAACGCGGCGGAATACTGGGGCTGTGAGTGGACGGACATACGGGACGCGGAGGTCTGGGCCGTGCCGCCCGGAACGGCGGTGGTTATGCCAAAAGAATTTTGCGGGAGGAATTGAATATGAAAGTGAAAATCAACACCCATGGAAACGCCTTGCCGGAGGTTCACGGCGAATGGATAGACCTTTGCACCGCAGAGGATGTCACGCTGGACTTTCTGGAGTACAAGATCATTTCCTTGGGTGTTTCCATTGAGATACCGGCAGGCTACTACGCGCACGTTGTTCCCCGCTCCTCGACCTTTGGCAAGTGGGGCATCCTGCTGGCGAACAGCATGGGCGTGATCGAGAATGACTATTGCGGCGACGGTGATGTGTGGGGCTATCCGGCGCTGTGCCTGCGGAAAGAGGGAACGCATATTCCGAAAGGAACGCGCATCTGCCAGTTCCGCCTTGTGGAGAAAGCGCCGGACATGGAGTTTGTGCAGGTGGAGAGCTTGAGCAACCGTGATCGTGGCGGCTTTGGCAGCACCGGCGAGCAGGTACATACCGGCGGCACGGCGGAACGGAACAAGCCGGAGCGGAACAGCCGCGTGGAGCGAATGTTCGGCGAGCGGGAGAGCTGGGCCACAGCAGAGGAGGACAAAACGCAGGGGCCATACAAGGGCTTTCTGTTGGTGGTGTGCGAGGAGTGCGGAAAGGTCAAGGCGTTCTGCGCGAAGCGGGAAACGTACAGTTTCCGGTGTCAGGAGTGCGGGCATGAAACGCCGCTGGAGGGCCTGCGCCCCATGTTCATGCACTGTAAGTGCGGTAAGTCGTTCCGCTACAAGACCAATGCGGAGACGGAGACCATCACCCATAGCTGCTTGGACTGCAAGGCACCCGTGGATATGGAGCTGAACGGGAAAGGCACCGCCTATGTGACCATCGGCGTGAGAGGTGGAAAGCGATGAAAGATATTCTGTATGGCTTGGGCGCGATGCTGCTGCTTGCGCTGATGGTGATTTGGGGGCTGGCGCTGGCGCTGGCCGGGCCTGCCCTGCTGAAATTCTGTATTCTGTATCTGTTCGGGTAAAGGAGGCGGCGGGAATGAAGCTATCGAAATTTGCAAACTTGGTCAAGAACGGAGGCCGGTGCGCCGTACTCCATGTGGCGGGCAGCGGGATTTGGCTATCTACCGGCACGGCAATCTACCGGGCGACGGAGCTGCCGGACATGGAGGGCAGCGAGAAGGTGCGCACGGTGTTGGACATGACGGCGGACGCATGGAAAAAGGTGTATCTGACCGAGGATTGGCCGGAGAGCGTCAGCAATGTGCTGGGACTGAACCTTGCGCCGTATGCGCAGGGCGAGCAGGACACGGAGAAGCTGAAAGTGGCGGCGGCTCCCAACGGGCTATGGTGTTCCGCCTGCCGCTGCAAGGTGGACGGCGAGCTGATCTTCTACAACGAGGCGTATCTTGCGCCGCTGGCGGAGGAGATCAAGAAAAGCGAATACATCTATTACACGGCGCGGCAGACCGAAGCGGGACAGCGGTATCTTGTGGTACATGACGGCATGGATGTGCTGGCAGCCATCATGCCCATGAACATTCTGAAAGAGGAGTACATCAACGATCTTGCGGAATTTCAGGCGCTCTGCATGGAGCAGTTCTACAAGGATAAGGAGCGCCGGGAGGCGGTTATCGAGGAGGCCGAGGACGACGCGGAGGACGCGGGGCAGATCGGAATGGAGGGTGTGGAAGATGGAGAATGAACGGGCTGTTGAGATTTTAGACCCGGAACACCGGGAGGCGTATGAGAGCCTTGAGCCGGTGAACGAGGCTTGCCGGATGGGCGTGGAGGCGCTGCGGCGGCGTGTACCGGAAAGCCCATACCCTGACGGGGACGCGGGTGTACTGGCCTGCCCGTCCTGCGGGAGCGGTGAATACCTGCACAACGAGGACGGAAACCGCTGCCGCTTCTGCGGGCAATGCGGACAGGCGATTGACTGGGGCGGCGATGCCGGGGAGGAAGCGGAATGAATATTGTTTCCTTTGGCGGCGGGACAAACAGCACCGCCATGATTATCGGGATGTATCTGCACAAAATCCCTATTGAACTGCTGCATCTGGAAAGCGAGGAGACGGAATGAGTGGGAGAACAACAGAGCGTGTTCTGAACGCGGCGGCAAAGGGGCTGCTGTTTCTGTTCCTGTATGTGATGCTCGACCTGTGCTGGATTGGCGCGGAATGCGTCTTTGAGGGCATCGTGCATGAAAGCAGGGTTGACGGTGTTGTGCTGGCGTGGCTCTGCTTGCTTCTCGTGAGAGAAATCGAGCAGTTTGAGCGGAAAATCAGAGGTGACGGACGATGAAGCCGCTGCTTTGCCGCTTGGGACTGCACAGCCCGTGCAAGACGGAATACATAGAGGCCACACGCCGCCGGAGCGACCGGCACGGCGGGAAGTATCACACAAATTACATCGTCTGCCGCAGGTGCGGGAAGCTGTGCTACCGGATGCGGCGGCGCAGGGAGAGAACGATATGAAATGTGAGCTATACCACGATAATTTCCAGAATTTCAAGCGGTACAATGTGCCGAAAGCCCAGCTTGTAATCGCGGACATCCCATACAACATCGGCGCGGATGCCTATGCCAGCAATCCCATGTGGTATCAGGGCGGCGACAACAAGAACGGGGAAAGCAAGCTGGCAAAGCAGAGCTTTTTCCACACGGACGGTACGTTCAAGATCGCGGAGTATATGCACTTCTGCAACAGGCTGTTGAAGAAAGAGCCAAAGGAAAAGGGACAGGCCCCGGCCATGATCGTGTTCTGTGCCTTTGAGCAGATGCAGACCGTGATCGAGTACGGAAAGCGGTACGGATTTGCAAAAAGCTATCCGCTGTTTTTCTGTAAGAACTATTCCGCGCAGGTGTTAAAAGCCAACATGAAGATCGTGGGCGCGACGGAATTTGCGGTCGTCCTCTACCGGGACAAGCTGCCGAAGTTCCGCAACGTCGGCGAGGACGGCGGAAAGCACATGGTTTTTGACTGGTTCCGCTGGGAGCGGGACAGCCGAAAGGAGTACCCGAAGATACATCCCACGCAAAAGCCGGTGGGCGTGTTGAAACGCCTGATCGAAGTGTTCACAGACCCCGGCGACGTGGTGATCGACCCGGTGGCTGGGAGCGGCACCACATTACGCGCAGCCTACGAGCTGGGGCGCAGCGCCTACGGGTTCGAGGTGGACAAGAGTTTCTACGAGGCGGCGAGAGAAAAGATGCTCGCGCCGATCTTGACGGAGACAACGACAATCTGACGACCGGATGCGGTCGCGCCGTGAGAGCGGCGCGGCCTTGCCGGTTGAAGCGAGACCTGTTTCCGGCGGTGCCGGAGAGAATTTCTGTTGCGGCCGAGGGGCCGCAATGGGCTGGTATACCAGCAGTAAGTTAAGGGACAAGCCATGAAACAGGGGTGTGCCTGACGGCATACGACTGTTGAAATGGCCCGTATGCAAGCCGGTGACGGCGCATACACGCAAAAACGAGGGGGGCGTGGCCGCATGAGCCTGTATTATCGGGAACAAAAGCATATCTGCGGCAAGGACTACGCCACGGCGGGGTACATGGAGGTTGATCTGTACCCCGTGACACCAAAGCAGCACAAGGCGAGCCGGAGAGCAAAGAAGAAAGAAGCCTGTACCCTCGCCCAGCAGACCTACAACGACAACCGCTCCAAGAGATACCATGTGCAGCTTGTAAACGCCAACTTCGGAAAGGGCGACTTCTCGTGGACGGGAACCTATGACGACGATCATCTGCCAGCGCCGGGAGACACCAAGCGGGCGGATATGGACTGGACGAATTACATCAAGCGGGTGTATCGCTGGTGCGATAAGAACGGCGTGGAGCGTCCGAAGTGGGTAGCCGCCACGGAGTACACAACGGTGATGGCAGACGGGACGATCTGTGGCCGCCATCATCACCACGCGATCATCCAGCACACAGAGGGACTGACCCGTGACGTGCTGGAGGAGCTGTGGAGCGATAAGAACGGAAACAGCATTGGCCTAACACGAGGGGAATATCTCACCGTTGACCACGGAAGCGTGGAGGGCCTTGTAAAATATATCAACAAGAACAAACGGTGCGCCCGAAGCTGGCGGCAGAGCCGTGGACTGGAAAAGCCCAAGACACCGCCGCCCAACGATACCAAGTGGAGCCGCAAAAAGCTGGAGGAGGCCAGCACCGTGTACATAGACGACGCTGCGTTCTGGGAGCAGAAATACCCCGGCTACACGCTCAACCGCGTGGAAACCAAGGTGAGCAACGCCGGACAGCGGCATACCGTTGTGATCTTGCGCCGCGCCGAGTGCTGGCACGGGCGAGGAAATATATATCGACCAAGGAGGGAAAGAAATGCTTCAAAATGACTACCAGTTCATGTCGCGGCGTGAAATGCGGCTAATCGCCGGGGTGCCGATCGCCGAGCCGTCGCGCATCACTGGAGAGGGCCGTTTCCACCGGCGCGGAATGGACAAGGCGGCAAAATACGGCGTGAAGAAAAAACGCGCCGCCACGCGGCGGAAAAAGGCGAGTCGCCGGAGAAACAGGGGGAAATAAGCATGGAATATCGGCTGGAGCTATCCGATCTGCCGCCGCGTTACCGGGCGCAGGCAGAGGCACAGCTTGCCGGGCGCGGGAAAAAGCGGGGCGACACCGTGACGGCGGCGGCCCGTGCCGCTGCCATGTCCGGGCTGAAATTTGACAGCCGGGGCGAGTATGAATACTACGTTGGCACCGTCGCGCCAAAGGTCGGACGCGGGGAGATCGTGAAGTGGGAAGCGCACCCGTGCTTTCTGTTGTTCCCGGCGGGGGAATACAACGGCGTGAAGCTGCGGAGCGTTCAGTACACGGCGGATTTCCGGCTGACCTATGCCGACGGCACCGTGGAGATCGTGGAGATCAAGAGCAAGTTTGTCCGGCGGATGCAGCGGGATTATCCTGTGCGGCGGCGGGTGTTTCTGGAGCTGGTCGCTCGTCCGGCGGGCTGGAAATTCACGGAGATCATCACGGCGGAGGATAAGGAAGAAATCAAACGCTGGCGGGAGCTGGCGGAGGAGGTATCATCATGTGGGAAAAACGGCTGACGCACTACGACAAAGACGGACGCGTGTATTCCAGCAGGGGCTACGAGGTGGCCCTTGCAAAGCTGGCGTGGTTCGAGGACAGGGAGCAGAAGCGGGAGGAAATGCCCGTGTGCGGCTTGTGCCAGCGGCACCAGAAGCTGGAGACCGTGGACGGCACGGCGTTCTGGCTGGAATACGGCGAGGACGGCAGGCCCCGCCTTGTGATGGACAGCACGGCGCGGGGCGGCGGGCTGAATGTGCTGTGCGCGGAGTTCTGCCCCATGTGCGGGCGGTTCTGCGGGAAACTGGAGGCGGAGCATGAGGAGAAATAAGCATATCCCGGCGCATTTTGGCACCAACGCGGCCCGTCAGGCGCAGACGCGCTATCTGCGTGGGAAAACGCCGGAGAGCGAGCGGGTGGAGAAAAACCGGGAGGCGGCGGGCCATGTGATCTCTTTGTGCTTCATGGTTGCGCTGCATGACCGCTACGGCGTCGGGAAAGACCGGCTTGACCGCGTGATCAACGCCGCAAACGGCGCGTTGGAGCGGTTCGCCGTCAACAAACGCGGCGTGGGCATGGAGCGGGCGAAAAAGAAGCTGAACGAGGAGCTGGAGGGCCTGCTGACAGAGCATTTTGTGCTGCCAGCGTCAAAAGCACCGAAAAGCAACCGGGATTGGGCCTTGCTGGGCGAACGGCGGGAAGCGGCGGAGATCGTGGTGAAATGCTATGCGCTGGGGGCGCGTCAGGCCCTCGGCTTTGGCGTGGAGCGGCTGAATGAGACCGTCCGCGCCACGGAGGACGTATTCCGGCAGTTCAACGAGTGGGCCGAGGGCGGGGACTGGTTCGGCTACAATATGCTGGCCCGGCGCATGACAGACATTCTCGGCGAGCCGGTGGATGTGGACGAGAGCGACGCGAAAGAGCCGATCTTCGGGAAAACGTTGGATTGACACCACAGGCAAGGAGATTTGGCGCAGAGCCAAGAACAGGAGGCGACGGATGCGGTATGGCAGCGTGAAGCACATAGCCCTGTACTACAAGGCAATTCCGGGGATGCTGCGCCTGCTGCGGCAGGAGCGGGCGGAATTGGAGGGCAATTATTACGGACTGCGAGGGCTGGCGTGTGACGGGATGCCGCGCGGTTCGTCGCCGGGAAAGCCGACAGAGGAAAGCGGGCTGCGGGCGCTGGAAAACGGCGTGAGCGAGCGGCTGGCGGAGATTGCGGAGGCGGAGCGGGTTTTGTCCGGGGATGAAGCCTGTATTCGCGCCTGTCTGGACGCGCTGAACGGTAAGTACAAAGAGGTCATTGTGATGCGCTATGTGCGTGGGTACAGTTGGACGAAGATCAGCGCGAGGATGGGGACGGCGGACAGCACGGCCCGTGATTGGCACACAAGGGCCATGGAGCGGCTGGGCGAGGTGCTGGAGGAGCTGCCGGAAGCGGAGGCGCTGGCCCGTCGCGCGTCGCGCGCGCGTACATAATAAGCGGCAAAAAATTTTGGCCTGTCCGGCGGGGCTGAGTAAGGGCTGCTTTGCCGCCTGATCTTGCGCCGGAACACAGAGGCGGCGGAACAGGAAAACCAGCCTTATAGGAACAAGTTTTTCGAGACTTCGCGCGTGGCGCGAAATGGTTTCCGTGATCGTCGGGGCGGCGCTGGAAAAACAATTTGCGAATGGGAGGAAAAGACCGTGGATTTTGTGGAAAAGCTGGTGGAGGGCGTGAGGTGGCTTTTTGTGCGGAGAGCGAGGCGAAAAGCGCTCCGGCGGCGGTGCAGATACCTGTACAGCAGCAAGAGAAGATAAAAATGCCCCGGCGGGCCGTTTTAGTACGGTCTGCCGGGGTTTTGTTCTGCACGATAGCACGTCGGATTTGTGTTATTCGTCGGCGGGGCTGTCAAGCTCCAGCGGTCGGCCCTCGCGCTTCATGCGTTCTTCGCAGGCTTGCAGCACATACGCCTGTACGCTCTGCCCAGCGGCCTTGGCGGCGGCGCGGATGGCGTTGCCGATGGGCTTAATGGGGCGGGCGCTGATGCGGTCGCATTTGGCGTTGTAAATATCGTTGTTGCGGCGCTTGCTTTCAGGTATGGGCATGGTCAATCCTCCTTTTCCGGCTCGTCGGGGCAGTCTGTCAGGTCGATCACGATGATCTCCGGCGGCTGCGGGGTGAGCTTGTAATATTTTCCGTTTTCGTAGTGCTGATCGGTCACGCCGTCATACCAGCATATATCGCCGTGCTGGGCCTGCGCCGCCTCCATGCGGTCTTGTGCCTGCCGCTCGGTGAGGCCGTCAAAGGTGAGGCGCTGGCCGTCGGCAAATTCGGCGACGAGGCGGTACGCGGGGAACACTTCGGGGACTTCGTTCATGGTCTGCCTCCCTGTTCGGTTTTGCTTTGTCGCATTATAACACGCGGGCGTGTAAAAGTCTACGGGGCAATTTTGGCGGAGGCGCGGGCTTTAATGGCATCGCGGGCCGCAATCAGCAAGGCTAACTCCTGCCGGTTTTCTGTGCGCTGATGGTTTTGGACATAGCGCTCGGCGGTTTTACACAGGCCAGCAAGGTTCATGCCGGGGCGGCCCGCTGCTTCCTGCAAACAGGCTGTCAGATGAAGAATGTGCTTGCGCTCGATCTCCTGCGCGGGTTCGCTTTGATCGCCCGCGATATATGCGCGGGCCTGAGCATCGTTCAGTTTGGCTTTCATAAGGCCCCTTTCTCCCCGTCGTGCCGATAGGTCAGCTTGTGGTTATTTTCTGGCGTGGAGCGCGAGAATATAGCAACCGGGACTTTCCTGCATCTGTGCGTCGGTGCGCTTGGTAAACTCGGCTTCGTTCAGAAGAACGGCGGGGGCATAAATGTCAGCCTTTACGACATCGCCGGTTTTGGGGTCGTAATGCTTCACGGCGTAGACGGCGTGATCTGCGCCGCTTTTTGTCATATCCAGATAGGCGGCCCGTCGCGCTTCGTCCAACATAACGGCGAGGCCGGAGGCGTTTGTATAGTGCGGGACGAGGTAGGTGCTGCCGTCATGGAAGAAATACATGATGTTGGGATAGCTGTTCATGTTGTGTCCTTTCTGCCCTCGTGACCTCCGGGGCGGGCGTTTAACTTGCTGATAACTTGCTGGGCAGTTTTGTTACTCCGTCAGGCCGAGGGCGCGGCGGGCGGCGATCTCGGCGTTTTGGGTCAACTGGCGCTGCCACGCGCTATAGCGGGGCGACCAGCGGAAGCCGTTTTGTTTCAGCGCGGCGCGTGTCTCCTCGTCGGGCTTCTCGTCAAAGAGTATCTGGAGGCGGTCGGCCTCGGTGTTGCGGACGATCTCACCGCCGGGGAACTTTGTGTTGTCGGCGGGCTGCTGGGCCTGCTCCGTGCGCTTGTCCAGCTCGTCGAGGCGGGCTTGTGTGCGCTTGATCTTGCCGCGCAGGCTGGTCAATTCATAGTCGGGGATGGGGTGCTTTACCCACGGGCAGCGCTGGCAGGTGTCGGCAAAGTCGGCGGTGAGCTTGGCGGCGGCCTCGGCGGTCAGGCCGGGAAAGCCGTCAAAGGATTTGTGCTTGCGGTAATAGGCGTTCAGGGCCTTGCTTTCGTCGAGCTTGCTTTGGAGCTTCTGGAGCTGTTCAGCGAGCATTTCGCGGGCGTGGGGGTCGGCAAGGTCTACCGCGCCGGTGCCGACGGCCTCGATCTTGTTCAAGATGGCCTTGATCTCGTTGTACTCGTTCCAGAGGGTGCCCTCACGGGACATCTGCTTTTCGTGCTTTTTCATGTTGTAATTGCCCGCGCCGGAAATGAACTGACTGGGGTAGCTGGCCTGATTGCGGTTGTAGTCGTTCATCCACTGGGCAAGGCGGCGGGCGTAGCGGTCAAGCAGCGCGTCGAGCTTGTCGTGGTAGTAGGGGCTGACCTTGGCTTTCCGTGCCTCCACCAGCGCGGCGGCGTTGTCCACGGCGCGGCGGTATTCCGCCGTTGCGTTGCCGGGCTTGTAGTCGCTCATGTGGACGCAGTAGTGAGCGCTGCGGGCCGTGTCCTCGTTGATCTCGTAATAGCGGGCGGCGGACTTTGCTTCGGCCTGCGGCGTGGAGATCATGCTTGTCTGTTCGTACATGGTGTGTACCTCCGTTTTGTGTTTTGGGGTTTCGCTTATGGGGTGCCGTCGCTTTGTCCGGTGCGGCGGCTCCAAGGTATCCGGTTTTGTGGTCAGTCGAGGCAGGTTTCATAGCGGATGCGGTATTGCTCTTTCAGCTTGTCATAGGCACGGCACGTGACCGTGTAGGTGTTTCGCTGCTGGTCGTAGCTGATGCCGCGCCCGTGGAGCTGGGGCAGGTCGTCGCGGAGCGGGCGGAGAAAGTAATGCTTGCCGTAGTAGGAAAGATCGGCGGCAAAGTCACAGCCCGTGGGGGCCTGCTGCATTTCGTAGCAGTAGACATATTCGCCGGGTTTGTCGGCCTGCACGGCGGGGGCCTTTTCTGCCTCTAATGCGGCGTAGTCCGGGGCGTAGCCGAACAGCTCGCCGGTTTTGGGGTCGTAGCGGGCGGCGGAGAAGTCCGGGACAAAAAGCGTTGTCTGCTCGTTGATCTGCTGGGCGTAGCCGCCGGGGACGGGGGCAAAGGTGCCGCTGATCTTGCGTTCGATGGATGCCATGTTGTTTACCTCCTGTTTTCGTTGTCGAGGGCGGCCAGAGCGGCGGCCATGCCCTGCTCAAAAATGCGGGTGTTCTCCGCGTTGGATTTTCTGAGATCGTTCGAGTAGCTGCAGGCGGGCCAGAGCGGGCAGTCACACGCGCCGCGTCCGGGGTTGTAGTGCTGATTGCAGATGGTTTCGATGCGTTCGCCTGTCTCGGCGGGGATGTAAAGCCATGCCATTTTGTGTACCTCCTGATTTGTGATTTGGTTTTGTGCGTGGGGTCGGGTCGCTTTGTTCGGTGCGGCCCGTCCAAGGTGTCCGGCGGCGGGGGTCATTCGTCGGCGGGTTTTGTGTTGGAGCGGGGCGGGATGTAGCGGTATTCATCCTCGGCGTTGTAGTCGTACCATGCGCGGCGCTGCTCACCGTTCATGGGTTCCGGCTTGCTGGTCTCGATGTACTCCGACGGGCCGAAGATGCTTGCTTCCCGGTCAATGGCTTCGTGCTGGGCGATGATCTTCGCAGGCTTGCCGGGTTCCGTGCTGGGAACCTCGATGCGATGCAGGTAAAGAAGATGGTCGAAATACCAGTCGGAAGCAAGGTAGCGTTCTTCTGCGTCAGTCCATTCGATAGCGTTGATGTAGTCGGCAAGGCCGCCAGCGGCGGAAATGCGGATGGGGGCTTTGTCGTCGTCGTTGATGTCGCCCAAGATCATATCAACGACGGGGACGGCTTCGGGGCTGTTGCGGCGGTAGCTGAAGCTGGAAATGCTGCCGGTGTACTTGTATAGCTTTCTGATCATATTTTGTTCCTCCTGCGTTTTGGTTTTGGTGTTACCCATGAGCGCCCGCCCCGGCGGGGGCGGCTGGACTTGCACCAGCGGCGGCGGGATGCCGTCGGCCTTGCGGGTTTTGGGTCAGGCGACGCGGAAATAATAGGCGTTCTTCTTGCCGCTCCACTTGCCCCCGGCGGCTTCGATCTCTTTTTCGTGGGGCTTTGT